GTCAGTAACGGCTATCCCGATAAACCGGGAGTCCATTACTACGACATCGCCGCTTGAAATGGCCGAACCGGTAGAATTAGAATATTCAATCCGGTTGCCAACGTGTCGATAAGTAAGCATTTCAAAGTCTCCTTGTTTAACGGGAAATTACGCGCCCGTGTTTTTGTACATTCCGCGCCAGTCGGCCTTGCAAACGCCGATGTTCTGCCGCACGACATATTTCTTATCCAGAGTTTCAAAGTCCTCTTTACTCGAAAGCTGCGGGGACTCGTAACCCTGCAAGAAAGAAATAACGAAAGTGTCAATCTGATTGTAGTTAGCTATCAGATACCACGCCGTAGTCGAATAGCCGGATACGGCGGAGTCGGAAAGACGGGGTTCGACAATCGGATTCAACTTGCCAGCCCATATGTTCTTAATGTGTCCCTTGCTGTCATCCGGGCGGAAGGTTGAATTTAAAAGCTCGTCAACCGTGCCTTCGTATTCAGGCGGAATAAGAATATGTGCAGGCTTAATATTCAACCGCGCTTTTGAGGCAAGGCCCTTTTGCTTTCTCATAGCCGCTCGCGCCGTATTCAGCCGCGCAACAGTCGGCCCGCCGCCAGTGCCGAGGTTGCTATGCGAAGCGTGGAATAACGCGACGCTATCTTCAGACATCGCGCCATTAGCGAGAAGAAGTTCGTAAACCGCATCATCTTCCTGCCGCACAACCGCGTTAGCCTGAAGTTCCGGAATGCGCTGAAAGGCCGACATATCATCGTTGATAAACGACTTCCACGTAAGCGCGATTCCCATAGCATAGCGAGATAGCGTGTAAGTTTCCTCACTGTCAGTCAGCGTGCCATAAGAGACTTCCTCGCCTTCATCAATCGCCGACATATCAGGAGCTTCGGAAAGCTTCGTCAGGTGGTTCGTTTTAAAATCACTGGCCGAAACCCGCCTCACCCACTGCGGCCACGTCTTTTCGGATTCTACGTATGCCGCTGCAAGGGACTTGTTGATGGCGTCCTGAAGCACATAATCAAAATCGGACGTTGACTGCGCCAGCGCAATCGAACCGAATGCCCGACGGAACTTGCTCCGGTCAAACAAACATTCCGCTATCTGCGCGTCGCCCATCGCGTCCACGCCCGGTGCGCCGATACCTTTTAAGAAATTGCGCCCCATAGCGACAAGCCGCATATCCTGAAAACTTGCCGCTCGTTTGTGAGCCTCGCGCCGCTTCAACTTGCCTTCGGCGTCGCGTTTAGGGACGCCGTTCCTGTCGGTTTCGTAAAGCGGAACCCTTGCCTTGACAAGAATCGCGTCCGTTACGGCGTCTGAAAGAGTCGAAAGATTGCGGTCGTCGCCAACCGAAATATCCCGTTCCTTGAAATCCTTTGACATTTTTTCTAGCTCCTGCGCGAAGGCTTCCGCCGTTTTTACATCTGTGCCAAGTTTCATATGCCGCTCTACAAAATCATCCGGCATCGAATGTTTCTTGGCAAGACTAACAAGAGCCATATGCCGGTCGCGCTCCAGCTTTATGCCCTCGTCCCGCGCCGAAAGGCCATCGTCCGATTCGTCTTCTGATTCGTCCTCATCCGGCTTGTCTTCCGGCTCTGGCTTATCTTCGGACTTTTCAAAAAGAGCTTCGGCAATGTCCTTCTGGTCGCCCTCAAGTCCCTCGTAATACTCAATAGCTGCCGCGTCATCAGCGTCAGTATCGAGGCCGAGGGATTCAAGATACTTACGAAGTTTCTCGTTCATCTTAAAATCCTTCCGTGTTTTAGGTTTAACTGTCTTATTATTTTTATCTTTAGCGGACAAAAACCCGCTTGTATTCGCTGCGGGGTCGCCGACAATGTCCGCCGCCGTTACATACTGGATACGACCTACCGGCGGGTCAGTGGGATTGTCCTCGTCGCGCTCGTATTCCGCAGGCATAAAGACAATCGAAAGTCCCGCGTTTTTCGGGTCTTCCTCGGCGAGCCTCAAAAGATATTCTTTCATATTCCCGGCAGGCGATACTTCAGCATAAGACTTGATATGTATGTCCCCGCGCACCCGGTCTTTTTCAAGCCGGGCGTCCTGCACCGTCCCGATAAGGCTTAAAACGCCATCTTCAAAAGGATGTGTAACACGGGACTTAACGCCCTTCTTTTCGTTGATTGAATCCGTTACCTGCTTCAGCATAACGTCGTCAACTTCAAAGACTTCGCCGAAGCCGGGGTTCGCCAAGCCCTTTGTGATTATACTGACGTTTTTTATGACGGAGTTATCGCGGTCAACTGCAAGCGCGCCATCCTGCTTCGCCGCTGTAAGCCTTATCTCTTTATCCATTCCACGCTCCTGTTTTTTCTTCTTCTTGCTTCTATTCCACGCGCCATAACAATACCCGGCGCGATTCTTGTCTTTCGGAAACTCTTTATTCGCGTTCTTATCCGCCATACAGCGGTCGATAAACGCCTTTTCTTTTTCGCCCTTTTTCGGCTTAGGCAAAGGCATCGAACCGTCGTCCTGTGTTTTTAATCAACCTGTCCAGCCCGCTATCGCCGTTTGACGGCTTCTTATCCGGCCTCGGCTCTTGCGGGGCGACTTTGCTCGGCGCATTCAATCCCGGAAGCGTCAAATCAAGTCCGTCGGCGTAGTCTATCTCGGCCTTGCGCTGTTTAAATACTTCCCGATAGTCCTTGCCTTGTTCGTTCAATTCGGATTGATACGATGTAAGTCCCATTTCCATCGCCATCTTTATCGCTGCCGCCTGCTTCGCCGGGTCTATCCACGGGCGGGCAGGCCCGCGCCAGTCGTCAGACAAGTAAGCCCGCTTCATAGCGGGACTGTCCTTGTATCCCGGCGCGTCAACCCGCCCCTCGGCTATGCATACCTTTTTGAAAAGTTCGCGCACGGGGCGAAGAAAAACGTCAATCATTAAAATCTGTATGGGGTCTATTTCTTTCCAGAGCACCAGCATCCCCTGTCGCTGGCTCGAATAAGTCCCCTCCGAATAATCCCGCGCTATCGTCGCGTAATCCAACCCTACCCCGGAAGCTATCTGTCGAATTTGAGACCGGACAAACTCGCCGTATTCCGAACTCGGATTTTGAGGTTTGTAAAAGTTAATCCGCTCGCCAGTATCAAGCCGGTTTATCGTGCCGGGTTCTAATACGTGTTCAGTATTCCCTGTCGCGTCAAGCGAATCTGCCCCGGCTTCTAACGGCAGGCCAAAGTTAGAATCGCCCATTCCTACGTCGCGCTCGATAAACGCGCACGCTGAAGCCTCCAGACGCGCCCGGACTATCATATATTCAACGTACATATTCAAGTGCCGGCCTTTTATAAGCGACGGCGCGAACCACGTAACGCCGCGTGTTTGCCGAACGCGCTCCGCAAGCATTAAATGAATTATAGACTCGGACGGTATGCGCTTTTTTTCAGTCGTTACGTCTTGGTCGGCATCAAGCCAATAAGCAACCGCCGCGCCTGTGCCGGATATTTCTACTCCGCCTTCAATATCGCGTCCCTGATATTCATATTGAGTCAGGTCAAGCTGCTCTGGTTCAAACATCTGCAAACGCAAATCCGGCACGTCGCCGGACAGTGAAGGTTTATAAACCGGCGCGACAAACGACTCTCCAACCGTTACCATTTCGCTTATCGCCAGCCGCTGAATGCCGAGAAAGGACTTGCGTTCCTCTACGTCGCACAGCCTCACGCCCCGCGCCCATTCATCCCACAGGGCGTCTATATCGGCGTTGAATTGTTTAAATAAATCCGTTTCCTTGCCGCTGAACGGGTCTTTCGCTGCGCTCCGAGGCGTAATACCCGTTCCGACAACGTCCCGGCGGAAGGCGTGTACAATGGATTTGAAATTGCCGTCATCCCGGACTGCCGCCCGTGCCCGCGCATTAAGCACTCCGGCGTCATTTATAATCGCGGCGTCAGCCGTTGCAGTCGGTGCGCTCCATTCGTTTGTCAGTCTGTTTGACGCGGCAGCCTGATATGTGGATAGTTGCCGAATCTGTTTGCGCCGAAACTTCGCAACGTCCGCCGCAAGCCGCGCTTCCGCTATCTCGCGCTGCTCTTTCGCCCGCGCCAATACGCTCTTTTTTCCCTTCGCCATTACCTGGGCTCCCTAAATCGGACAGCGTGCGGGCGGTTCGCGCCTGCGGCCTTAGCAACCCTTTTTTCGTAATAAGCCTTCAACCGCCGCAACTCGTCCAAAGGCAGGGCTTCAACCCCGTGGTCGGCTTTATCCAACTTCTTTGCGCCTCGAACGAGCGTATTGTAGATAGCGGTGTTGATTGCGGACAACATTTCAGCATCAGTTTTATCAGCCATACTCCGCAACTTAACGAAATGAATTGAAGAGTTCAAGGGGCGGGCGTATAGCGGATGTACACAAAAGATACACGCTCTATACGCCGTAGTGTAAGGGCTTGCGCCTGTATAGATTTAACACAGGCGATGTGGTAAAGAATATTTTACAACATTAAAGGCTAAACCGCTATTTTAGCAGGCTCGCCGCAGGCCTGACAGTTCAGTTTGCGGATTTTTCCAACCGTCGATGCCACGTCCCAACAGCCGACTACTCCGCAATTTTTACACGGCTTCCCGGCAAGCTCCGTGTTCAATCGCGTCATTCTACTCCGCTGCGCCCGCTCGTCGGCCTCGCCCTCCTCGCGCAATGGGCATTTTTTGATATGCTTTCGCAACCATTCCGCGTCCTTGTATTTTTTCCCGCAGAATCCGCATCTAAACGATTTCTTCATATCCCTCTCCTTGCGTTGCGCGACACTGCCAAGCCGCGTTCGGCCCGGGCTTCATCAGCGACTTCTTTCCCGAGGTCATCTTCAAGCAAATGAAGGGAAATGTCCTCTTTTAGTTCTTCCAATTTTTGCCGCTTTTCGAGATTTGGTTCGGAGTCGATAATCCCGCTGATTTCACGGTTGGCCTCGATTGCAGCGGCTACTACCGCGCCCGGGGGGACGCCCCAAACTTCACACGCGAAATAAATTTTCACTACCACCCAGCGGGGCAAGTCCAGCAATATACGAGTATCGCCGGGGCTTGCGTTTTTTCGGCTTATTGATTCGGGCACGTCTTTCCCCTTTCTTAAAATAAAATACCTCTACCCCTACACTGTATTCTGCCTTTAGGCACGCATTCCTTCCCGCACCAATCGCAGTCACGCTTCATTGCCGGCCTCCCTAATCGCTTTAACAATAGAATACGGCCCGCCATTAGCCCATATCGCGTCTCTTCCCTCCTGCCCCACATATACAGCAAGTCCGCTTTCTGTGCGTTCGACAAGAATGCCGCAACACGGTAGCAGGCTTGCGATAATCGCCCGGCGGGTATCGCTTGTTAGTTCCGCATTTTCTTTCAACACTATTTCCGTTGCGTAAAGAGTGACTTTTTCTTCTGCCATATCGTCCTCCTGTTATAGTTTTAACGGCATCGGTTTAAACGGGTCTCGCTTGACCCTCGGCTTCGGTTTCGGTTTCGGCTTCGTCCGCAACTGCTCGGCAGACGGCATAAGATTCATATTTAGCATATCGGCAGCGGCAAACTGCAGATGTTCGCAGTCGTGGAAATCGTGCCTCGCGCCCATCTGTCTCTGCGTCCAAATTCCCAGTAACGTCTTAGGGTCTGTAACCTTATGCATACACGCCATTTGCGCATTATACTCCTCGTCGTCGCGCTTGTTCAACAGCCAGATCTCTTCATCCCCCGCCGCCTGAATGTGCGCCGTCATTAAATCCTTGTAGTAATGACTATCGACAAACCATAGTTCCTGTTTCGGACTACGCTTGTGCTTCTGCTCGCCTTCTCGGTTGACTCTTGTCGGCCAATAATGAATTCCCGCCCGTCGCGTAGAAGCACCCTTTGTCGCCCGCACACGCGCCCTGCGCTGCCACGCCCACCGATATACCTGCTGAGTACGCGACATAGCCTCTCCGCTTAGTCTCGTGCCGCCTGTGTCTATTAGAATCAGCTTCGGCTGCATAGCCAGAACACCTTCTTTTTCATTCGCAAACTGCGTCTTGAAAAATAGCTTGTCAAGGTCGGCAAATGTCAACACCGTCCCGTGTAGTATCCTTTGAGACTTTAGTCCCGCCGCCCACGCCCGGATAACGTAATAAAAGTGATTGTGTTGCGTGTCGACTGTAGCGATTAAACATATCGCCCACTCTGGAACTACTCCCTCGTCAAGCGTCGCCCGCTCGCACTTATCCGAATACATCCCGAAGTGCGTCTTTGTTTCCTGTTCTTCCCACGGCTCGCCAAGCGTCTCTACGCGAAAAGTAAACAGCTTGTCCGGGTCTCTCCCGGCCTCGATAAACTGCGCGACTATATCCGCCCAAGATTCCCAAAGGGCGTATAATGCGGAAATCTGCATTCCGAGCGAAGTCCCGGCAGGCCATTCTTTAACCTTTTCCGCATCCTCGATTTCACCGTCCGCCGTTCGCCAGATACCCCGCCGCACCATCGCGTTTTTATCGCGTTCGTCAATCTTCTTCCCACATTCAAGACATTGATACTTAACCCCCCGACTTTTTATCCGCGCCGAATAATCCGCAAGCGTTTCTTTCCGCTTTCGCTTAGGAACATCCTTTATAAGCTGGTCGAATATCAAACGCTGAAACTTTCCGCAATGCGGACAGGGAGCGTAGTAAAATAATTGAAAATTAGACCCGTCGAACAGCCGGAATATAACACCGTTACGCGTAGTGGGAGTAGATAGATTCATCTGCAACGCCCGCTCGCCGTAAGTTTTCATCCGTGTAGCCATACGCCCTACCGGGTCAGGCTGCGCTCCGCCCCACGACCTGAAACCTTTCTTGTCCACCTCGTCATTAAATGTTCTCCGCATTGGGTCTGAAGCCGTCGCGCTGTCTGAACCCGCCCAAACGAGATGTAAAATAAAGGCGTTAGTTAGCCTAATCTTCGATTTAGTCATATCTCTTTTCGCCCCGGTCATCAATTTCGCAAGGCAGGGGGTGTCGGTAAACAGGGGGTGTACGCGTTCGGTTACTATACTCTCGCCCTTAATTTTATCCGGCAGGGCCAGCCCCATCGGGTCAGGGTCATAGTCCGCAAAATAGCCTATAAGATTCCGGACAATCTCACTCATTCCGATTTGCCCGGACTTCATAATGTTAATCTGAGTAACGCCCGGAGCTACTGCAAGATTCATTATCCCGCGTCCATATGGAGCGTTATCATTTCGCCACGGGCCGGGCCGGTTAGATTGCCCGACTGCAAGGACGCGATTCTGCTCCGCCCATTCGGACGGTAAGATTTTCTCCCGCCGTTTCCAAAGGGCGCGTTCGTCAGGAGTGAAGGGGTTAGACTGCATTTATTATCCTCAATGCCAATTCCTTATCGTTATACGACTCGCCCACATATTCAAATGTCGCGTTAGGTCGTCCCCCCACCTTACCGCCCTTCATTGAAGTCTGGATTTTTCGGCGGAGATAAACGCCCGGTTTCTTTTTCATAATCCATTTATTAGACTTCGCAAACGCCGCAATCAATCCCGGATGCGCAGGATACGTGCGCATTCGACGATTAACGCCTTTATATAAAGACGCAACGCCGTCAATTAAAATAAAAGCTAATCCAAGTCCCTGATAATCGGGCAATGTTACAAGCCTCGAACACCCATATATATTTTTCGCCTTCGAGTGTGGACGATTTAATATGCCCGCAAAAGACGCAAGTTCATTCTCAACAAAAAGACCGTAACAACGAGCAGCTTTATGAAGATTAGCGGTTAAATAATGATATTTAGAAAACAATTTCCAAGCGTCATACTTAACTCGCTGAATTCGTCCCGACAGCTTGGGCCTTCGTTGAACCGACCTCCGGGTAAACTTCATTTTTGCTGGCTCAAAAATCCAATCCGGTTGAAGCCAGTCTATAATATCATAATGACACGATATGCCGATAAATTTGCGATTCATTTTTCTAATGTTCTTCTGCACGGCGTGAGATGTTATTTTGGCAACTTGACGGTCAACAACGCTCGTAAATTCATCGATAACAATTATATCCTTGTCGCTCAATAAGCTCCGCGCAATATTGGCGCGAAATTGCTCCCCATTAGACAAGACCTTAAAAGAACGCATCCAAGCGGGAATCGTGTTAAAACCGACCGATGAACAGACCCTGCTTATTTCTTTTATTGATAAATCTTCGGGAAAGTCGTCAATCATCGAATTCGATTTCCACGTATGACGCCGCTCTATTTCCCATAAAGATTTTGTAACTGTAGTTTTTCCACATCCGCTCGGCCCGACAATCAAGCCAACATTCCAATCTTCAAGTTCTATCGGCAAGTCACCAGTCCACTCTATGACTTCTTCATTCTTTAACGGCACGTCAAACATTGCCGACAATTGCTTTACGCGAGGCGAATTTGATACTTTTGACCGGACTACACAATTAATGCTCGGCACTTCAAGCCCTCCTTTTCAAATCGCTTCAATAATCGTAACTGCTCGTCCTCTCCTTCGCAATCGACAATAACTCGATATGCGCCTTCAATATCATCTTCCTTTGCGCTTCTCGCTTCTTCCACGTGAAACTGCGTCATCAACTCCTCAATGTCTGATTCCAGATAGCCGGTTAAGTCGAGGTCGAATTGGCCCGTATCCAACTCCTCAAGAATATCCTTAACGTCCGGCATTACAAACTCCCCTACCAGCCGGTTCGCCTGTAACATTCTCGCAAGGTGCGTCTCGTCATCGTAATCGACTATCGAGCAGTCGGCCTTATCGTAGCCCATATCTAACAGAACTTTGACGCGCAAGTGTCCCGATACCAGCATCCCATTACGGTCGTTGACTACAATCGGGTCGAAGTAGTCGTGCTCTAACGACTTCTTCAGCGCGTCCCATTCCGGCGTTCCCGGTTCAGGATGTGTTCGGGGATTCCGGGGATGCGGGTATAGGTCTTTAAGTTTGCGCGTTTCAAGTTTTAGCTTCGCGTGTTTCAAAACAGTCTCCTTTGCCTCTTCGCGTGTTCTATCCGCGCCTTCGCTATCTTAAAATACTCCGGGTCTATCTCCGCGCCGATGAAGTCGTTCCCAAGTTCAACTGCCGCGACGCCCGTCGTGCCCGAACCGAGGAAGGGGTCAAGCACTACGTCTCCTGTGCGTGAGCCGAGCGTGATTAAATAGCGCATTAGCTTGGCGGGCTTACAGGTCGGTGGTTTTTCATTGAAGTTTTATTTGGATTATCATTTCCGCTTGGCATCGCTCCGCCGCCCGCACCGTATCGTGATTCCACCTCCTCAAACCCCTCCAACCCCGCGTTCTTCTCCCCCTTCGACGGCTTTGGCACTTCGATAAACGGGAATATCCTGCGCATTTTCTCGTCCCAAGCGTCAAGGCTGAAGAAGCGGGAATAGTCGCCGGAGTCGTTATGTGGGCTGTTTAAATCGCATTGTGGGATGCCTTTGCCAGCACCATATACATTCTCCTCGTTTCTTTTGCGGTTATGCCGCACAGAAGCAGCTGCACATTTATACTCCCCCCTATCCAGCACGTTATCAGACACGAGAAGGTTCGCGGGGAAGCGGCCTTGACTATGTGGCGGGTTTCTCGTCAACGTTGGGTGATGATGTTTTTCCCACCCTTCGCCATCCTCTCTTACGTGTAAAGAATTATTACGTATATCCCCTACCGGCAATCCTTCACCCCATCCGCCTTCTTCGCCGTACGATGTTGACACTCGACAATCATCTAACCAGCTTACCCCCTTCCCGTTCTTCATAGCCTGCTCGACGTAGGTCTTTTCGGATAGCGGCTTCATCACGCACAATATAACTTCGAGTGCGGGCTTGGGGGAAAACCCTGCATATGAGCCAGTCAATTCCTTAAACCCCGTTTTCTTTCCTACATTTAATGCCTTCGGGAAGCCCGTCGCATACGTCCAGTATATCGGCGTAAACCCAACCTTAAACCCCGCCTCCTCAAGGCTCGTTATCATCCGCGCTTGACAGTCCTGACGGGGTATGCTCATTATAAACGCGAACGCGCCGGGCTTGAGAACCCGTAGGCACTCGCGCCATATTTCTATTGGCGGCAAAGCCTTATCCCAATTTTTCTGCATAAAAGAAATTCCGCTAATACGGCGGGTCTGTGACCATTAGGTCAACAGAACCCGCCTGCATTCCTTTCAGCATATCCAGACAGTCGCCGTTATAGAGTTTCATACGTTCCTCTGTTCTAACTGTTTCCATTTTGGAAACGGTTCTATGTCGAATCAGTTTCGCTCGCAAATCCGTCAATTATCCGGTTAATCCTATCTGCAAGCGACGCCTCTATCTCTTTCGCCGACTTGCCCACAAGCTCCCCCGCCGCGCTCCGAGGAAGATTTAGCAGTGCGTTTTTTACCGCATATATCTTTTTGGCAGTAGCAATCTTGCACTCCTTAACGCTGTGCAACTTTCCCTCGGCTTCTTCCCGTTCAAGTTTTGCCTTTTTAACTCGCTCCGCAATCAAGGCCAGTTCCAGCTTCGCCTTGCCAGCCCCCACCTTCGAAACCGGGCGTCCGGGCCTGCCGTCGCGGTTCTTCGATTCAAGCCACGCCTGAACCTTCTCAATGTCAAACCGCCACGCGCCCCGCACCTTTTTCGCCGGACAGCCCTGTTTTCGCCAGCGCAGCACGGTCAGTACATCAACGCCGAGAGCTTTGGATATTTCTTCCTTCGTTTTCAAGCTGCGCCCGCTATTCTTCCATATCCCCGCTGCCAACAAATAAATACGCCAGCCCGAAGATGCCCAGCGCAAACGCTACAAACGCTACAGCCGCCCCGGCAACCGCCCATATCCCTGCCTGCGCCGACCATTCAGCCATAACGACCCACACAGTTACTGTCAGCGGCAGGCATAACATAGTCAGCGACAGGGCCGCGCACCCGCAGCACGTCCGGCGAGGCCTGTCCTTCTCGCGCACGACCTGAAATATCCAGTCTATCCCGTCCGGGTGCTGCTTAGGCATTTTTCCACGCCCACCATTTCTCTACGCGCTC